AAACCGCGCTCGGCATTCTCAGGTGGCCCGAGGTAACGCCGGAAGTGAAAAACCCGGCCGACACCGCACCCGCTGAAAAAACCGCGCCCAGCGGCCCGCCAGCCCCGGCAAAGTTCACCATCACGAACATGAACTTCCCCAACCAGCGACTGCTGCTGTGCAAGGACGCGGCGGGTGCGGGCGCAAAGGTTTGGATTCACCCCGAGTGGCGGCCGCTGTTCCGCGTCGGGATGGTCATTGAGGCCACGCAGGGCAGCAGCGGGGACTGGCGCACCCGAAAACCGCGCGCGATGGGCCACTTCTAAAGCCATGAACCCTCCCGTTGTTTCCCCCACCACGCCTGAGCCATCGGCCGGCCAGCCGGAGGCGAAGCGAATCTGCCCCTCGCAGACGTTGGCCTACCGTGCCGCCTACCGTGCCGCCCGCGACAAACGCGAACGGGCCAACGGCGGCTTCAAGGCGCATGGCTACCTGCTGGACCGCATCGCCATCCGCTCACAAGCCGAGGTGGCCAGAATTCTAGGTGTCTCCCGCGAAGCGGTGCGCCAGACGGAAAACCGCGCCCTGTCCAAGCTGCGCCTCGCGCTGCTGGGCCTCTACCGTGAACTCAGTCACTGACCAATCTGTATGGCAAAGAATCCGCCTCGCCGGGCTGAACCGGCTCGTCAACGCCCCCCTGCCCCTGCGCTGGCGCTGGGAAACCGTCGTCCAGGACGGACGCAAAAAGCTGCTGCTGCGCACGCCCCGCGGCGTCCGGTGGCAGTTTCGCCTGCAACGCGGCGCGTGGGTGCGGCGCTTGCCGCCAACCGCCGCAGGTCCATTGTAAAGCCGCTACAGACGTTTCGGGGCGACTTTGGCGACATCAATGTCGTCGCCTCCTCATACATTGGACCGAGTGACACCACGGTGGCAGTTCCGCCTGCAACTCTATGAAACGCCAAGGCTACCATTCCCCTGCCCCTGCGATTGACAGCGCCTTGGACTATTCCCCGTCGCACTTCAACCGCGCCGTGGGCGTCAGCAACAAACTGCGCGGCAAGTTCAACGAACGGACCAACCGCACGGCCAACCTGCGCGGCTACCGCGCCCGCACGGCCAAGCTGCTCTGGCTCAAGCTCCGGGCGGGCGTGTTGGACCCGCAAACCGCTGCCGCCGTGGCGCGCGACCACGCGCAAGCCTTCGCGCGCTTCGACAAGGCCGCCGCCAAGAAGGAGGCCGCATGAGTCCCAAAATCCACAGCCGCATCTGGAAGGACGACGATTTCTGGCAGCTCGACACGGAGGCGAAGGTCACTTTCCTGTGGCTCCTGACCAACGGCGAGACGGACAACTGCGGCCACCTGGTGTTCTCCGGGCGGCAGTTTGAAGCCGACACCGGCCTCAAGGTGGAGGGGGTGCAAAAATTGGGCAAGGCCCTACCAAGGGCCTTCGTCTTGGAAGGCTCGCACCTTTGGTTGCGCAACTTCATGCGGCACCAATGGTCCCCCGGCGAGCGCGGGCCGAACAGCAAGATGTGGAAGAGTCTGGTCAACGCAATCGCCTCAATGCCAGAGACTTTGCGCAAGGAATGCCTGCGCGACTATCCCGAGTTCTACGCGGCCGTCACCAGCATCACAAGCCCCTTGCAAGCCCCTTCCTACAAATCACCTCCCCCTTCAGAAGGCCCAAGCCCCTTGCAAGGGCCTTACAAGGCCCCAGAGCAGAGCAGAGCAGAGCAGAGCAGAGCATTGTCTTCTTCTTCTGAAGGGGGCGCGGGGGAAACTCCGCCGGTGGAGCTGCCCCGCGGATTCCCGTCCTCGCTGGAGGCGGCGCAGGCGCAGAGCGCGCTGGCGGGGGTTGAGCCCGCGATTGTGGCCGAGGTCTGGCACGAGGCCATGGCGGCCGGCGGCCGCGACTTCCGCGACCGCCCCATCCGCGCCTGGGCGCATCACGTCCGGGCCGAGTCCTTGCGAAAAAACCGGGCGCGAAAAACGGGCGGCCCGAACGGCCACGCAAGCCCAACCGTTGAAAACCCCACGGCCCGCCGCATCCGGCTGGAATCGCAGCTCCGGCTGCTCCAGTCCGAGGCGGAAAACCACATCGTCCAGTGCGGTGCGCCCACCGAGGAGGAGCGCGAGGACTACGCCAAGCTGTGGCAAAAAATCCGCGCCTTGAAAGGAGAACTCGCATGAGCAGCCCTGAACACAGCCCCGAACCGAAGCGCGCAGGCCGCCGCGAGCCGAAGCAATACCCGGTGGACATGGACCGCCTCCCGCCGCACAGCATCGAGGCGGAGCAGGGCGTGCTGGGCTGCCTGTTGCAGGAGCCCAAGGAGGCCATCCCGGCCGCCGTGGCGCGCCTCCGGCAGGCCGCGCTGGCCTTCTATGACCTGCGGCATCAGACGCTCTACGCCGCGCTCGTGGAGATGGACCGGGCCGGGCTGGGGATTGACCTCGTGACGGTGCGCCAGTGGCTCAAGGACCGTGGCCAGCTCGAACAGCTTGGCGACGTGGCCTACCTGACCGCCCTCGTGGACAGCACGCCCTCGGCCGCGAACCTGCCCTTCTATGCCGACATCGTGGCGGAAAAGGCCGCGCTGCGGGCGCTGCTCAAGGCGTGTGCCAACGGCATCGGCCGCATCCACGACGAGGAGCTGGGCGGCAACGTGGACGCGCTGATGGCGGACGTGGAGAAGGACTTGATGGCCGCTCTCTCGGCGCGCGATGACGCAGACGCGCGCGACCTGACGGCCAAGGAGGCGGTGGGCGAGGCGCTCGAATACCTCGAAACCTTTGTGCGCGGCAAGGGCATGAACGTGGGGCTGTCCACCGGCTTTGCGTTCTTTGACAAGATGACCGCCGGACTGCACCCCGAGCAAATGATTGTCGTGGCCGGTCGGCCGGGCACGGGCAAAACCTCTTGGCTGAAGGCCGTGCTGGAGCACCTGTGTGTGAACCTGAAGGTGCCGGCGGGCATGTTCAGCTTGGAGATGAGCGCCCGGCAAATCGCCTCGCACATCATGTTCCGCAAGGCCGGCGTGAACTTCCAGAACGCGCGCACCGGCATGATGCGCAACGAGGACATTGCCCGGCTCACCGTGGCCAGCGCGGCGGTGGCGGCGGCCCCGCTGCACATTGACGACCGCAGCAACCTCACCATGCAGCAGATTCGCAGCCGCGCCCGCAAGTGGGTGAAGAAGGACGGCGTGAAGCTGCTGGCCGTGGATTACATGCAGCTCATCCGCCTGCCCGAGACGGCGCGCTACCAGGACCGTCAGCAGGAGGTCAGCCGCATCAGCAGCGACCTCAAGGCGCTGGCCAAGGAGTTGAAGGTGCCTGTCATCGTCCTGGCGCAGCTCAACCGTGACATCGAGAAGGACACGCGAGGCGGCGAGGTCACGCACAACCGCAAGCCGCAGTTGGCGGATTTGCGCGAGAGCGGGGCCATCGAGCAGGACGCCGACTTGGTGATGATTTTCTACACGCCCAAGCTGCGCGAAGAGCGGCGGGACAAGGAGAGCGGCGAGGTGAGCGGCTACGACGAGGCGGACCACCTGCAACAGCTCACGCAGGCCCGGCTTGGTGACATGGGCGACACGGAGGCCGCCAACTGGTCGGGCGGCTTCAAGCGGGTGAACGGGGCCATCTGCAAGCAGCGCGAGGGACCGCAGGCGGACGTGGAGTTCACATTCTTCGGCCCGACGATGAGCTTTGAGGACTACCTGCGGCCCGGCAGCAGCGCCGCCCGCTACGTGAAGCGGGCGGATGGGGAAGCCGCTCCCCGCCACTCGGCCGCCGACATGCCCACAGAGCGGGAGATGGGTTTGTAACGATTAAGCTCATGGACGCGGCCTCAATGATGACCGGATTGCAAGAGAGATGCCCAGCGGCGCTCCATGCAGCGCATTGTTCTGCTCTGTCGTTGTCGCACGTCGTCTCCTTCAGTGGTGGGGCGTGCAGCTTCTGGGCTGCCGCTCGCGTGGTCGAACGCTACGGCAAAGAGAATGTCACGCTGCTCTTCGCGGACACCAAGATGGAAGATGAAGACCTCTACCGCTTCATGCGCGATGCGGTGCAATACCTTGGTGTGCCGCTGACGACCATCGCGGACGGTCGGACACCCTGGCAGGTGTTCAGTGACGAGGGAATGATGGGGAACTCCCGCGTGGACTTGTGCTCGCGCATTCTAAAACGCGAACTGCTAGACCGCTGGCATCGGGCGGCCTGCCTCGAAATGACAAGCACGCTCTACGTCGGGATAGACTGGACGGAAGAGCACCGGCTGCACCGCCTGCGCGACCGCAAGCCGGGATGGAGAATCGAAGCTCCAATGTGCGAAGCGCCGCTGTGGGACAAGTGCCGGATGACCGACGAACTCCGCAAAATCGGCATCGAGCCGCCGCGACTCTACAAACTCGGATTCCCTCACAACAACTGCGGCGGCTTCTGCATCAAGGCGGGGCAAGCGCACTTCGCGCACCTGCTAAAAGTGATGCCCGAACGCTACGCCCAGCACGAAGCAAACGAGGAAGCGATGCGCGCCCGCCTCGGTGACGTGAGCGTGATGAAAGACCGGCGCGGCGGAAAGACTGCCACGCTGACAATGAAAATGCTGCGCGAACGGTTAGAGCGCGGCGAATCTTTTGACCGCTCTGAGTGGGGCGGCTGTGGATGCGCGATAGACGCACCGCAAGAGCAGAACGAAAAAGCTCAGTGACCGCCGAACTAAAACCCAAAACTATGAACACGCAAACCGAAACCGCCCTGCCTGTTGGCAGCAGCGCCTTGCTGGGCCTTGCTCGTATGTCGAAACACTGGCCCGCTACGTATCGAGACCGAATCCCTGTAAAGGTGCGAATGGCGCAAGACCTTGGCCCGGATATGTGGGCAATCCTCGGACGCGGCACGCCGAGAATCTGGGTGGAAAAGGACGCGGAACTGCCGGTGGTCTGCAACCAACACGGCGCAATCTCCGTGGTGACTCCATACGGCAACCTCGGCGTCAAGCCGCTGGAGTGCGACATCATCGAGTGGCGTGAACCGAACGAATCGGAAAGGCCCAACGCTGCGGGTGAGCTACGGCCACCGCAGAACAACCCCAAGTGAACGATATGCCGAAAGCGAAACGCAAAACTGAGAGCGCGGTGGAAGTCAGCTCCAACCGCTTGTTGGGCCTTTTAGCGGACATCCGCGCTGCCGTCGGCGACCCAACCGGAAAGCTCATGCAGGACGAACTGGTGGAGCACTGCCGCAAGCTCACGCACTCCTCAGACTGGAATCGCCGCCGCGTGGACATGCTCTCGCGGATGCAAAGGCACATGCGCACCCCGGAGCGGACGCTGGTGTGTGACATCATCGCAAACTGTCAACTGCTACCAGACCCGGATGGTAAGCGATACGGATTCGCAACCACCGGGACGGAACACTATAGGCCCAACAGCAAGCTCAGCGACGGAGGCGGTCTGTGACGCCCGCATTGCTGATGACGTGGCCCGCCTCCGTTCGCTGGAGCGCCTTGTTAGCACGTCCGGCTTTGGTCGTAAAAATAAATCAAAATAGTGCTCGCATCGTAACGGGGTAATGATAGGATGTGGCCATGAAAACGAACGAAACACAAATTCAAATCACCGCAGAGTATGGCCGCAAGCTCAACGTCACCGAGGCGCAAATGTCCGAATGGCTCGACGACCTGCCGGAACAAATAGACGAAATCATGGCGCAACCGCTCCGCATCGGTGATGACTCGTCTGCCGGTCTGAGCCGCTTCGCATTCTGTGCGCCGGAAATTATTCGTGGCGCGGTCGCGGCCCACATCCTGAGAACCAACCTCGCCAGCGCGTGAACAACTACAAGAAATACAAGATGACGCCTTCGTTCGAGGATTCAGACCTCGACAACGCCTACGTCGAAGGCTTCAACAACGCGCTAAAACTCTGCGACGCAAACACAGCGGACACGTTCAAAGAGTGGGGCGCGCAAGGCGGCGCGAAGTCCAAGCGTGTGCTGACCGCAGCGCAGGCAAAGGCGATGGTAGCCGCACGGGAAAAGAAACGTCGGAAAACCAAGCGCGTTGTCCGGCGTGCTAACAACAGAATATGAGACGATTGGACAACGGGGTGAGTTTCTATCGCAACTCCAAGCTGCGGCGGGAAAAGCAGTTGCAAAGACTGGCGCAGATGCGGGCAGCCAAAGAGCGCCGGCGGATGGAGCGCGGCCCCGTCGAGCCAGAGCCCAAGCTGGTGCGCTGGCATCCCTTCGAGTTTGCCGTGCGGGACAAGCGCACCGGGGAGGTGGCGTGGCATGACCTGGTGAGCGTCCGCCACGCGGAGCTGGCCTTCCGCGCCTTGTTGCAGGCGGAGAAATTACCGTGAATGAACGCTGTGAACTCAGACCCTTTAGTTCTGGATGACGCCGCTGCGCTGCGCGTGCTGGCGCGGCTCCAGCCCACGCGGCATCCGCTCTTCCCGTGGTTTGATGACGCCACGGCGCTGGCCCACGCGCGCACGGAGGCGGGGCAAGCCACGCTCGCGCACTTCTTTGCCCGGCGCGAGCGCGCCATCCGCGACGCGGTGGCGGACCCGTTCCGCTGCGAGCCGGAGCTGCCGCATTGGAAGGATGCGGACAGCCTGCTCGCCGAGGAGGAGCGCCATCAGCGCGTGCTCTTCCTCATCCTGCTCGGCGGCAACCGCTCGGCCAAGTCGCGCTATGCCGGCAAGCGGCTCATGCAGTCCGCCGTGCAGCACCCCAACTGCAAGCTGCTCTGCCTGGCGGAGAACATCGAGGCCAGCATCGAGACGCAGCAGGCCATCCTCTGGCACTACCTGCCCAACGAGTGGAAGGCGCTCAACGGCAAGCAGTCCAAGAAGTTCTACATCAAGTATTCGACGCACCACGGGTTTAGTGACCAGCTCTTGAGCCTGCCCAACGGCAGCAAGATTCTCTTCAAGAGCTACCAGCAGGAGCCCACGGACTTGGAAGGCCAGATGTTCGGCATCCCGGGGACGACGGTGCCGGCGGTTTGGCCGGACGAGAACCTGAGGGTGAACTGGTGGCTCATGCTCCAGCGCCGGCTGCGCTTCCAGCAGGCCCAGCTTATCTGGAGCTTCACGCCGGTGGCCGGCATGACGCCCACCATCAAGGAGGCCGTGGGCGACGCGCCGGAGACGCTCGTGAGCAAGCCCGCCGAGCTGCTGGCCGACCGCGTGAACGTCCCGGGCTTGCCCGTGGGCCACATGCCCTACATCCAGCGCCCCACCACCAGCCGGGCGCGCGTCATCTTCTTCTGGTCGGAGTTCAACCGCTTTGGCGACGGGCAGCGGACGTTCTACGACGCGGTGAAGGACGACTGCAAGAACCGGAGCAGCGAATACATCGCGCGCATCGCCTATGGCTACACGCGGGACACGGTGGGCCGGCCCTTCCCGAAGTTCGGCGCGTGGAACGTGGTCGCGCCCGAGCACCTGCCCAAGGAAGGCACGGACTACATGTTCACGGACCCCGCGGGTGCGCGCAACTGGGCGGCGCTCTGGCTGCGCGTGACGCCGGACGACAAGTTCTACATCATGGCGGACTGGCCGGACGCCGCGACCTTTGGCGAGTGGGCGGTGCCCAACGTGGACAGCAGCGGGGACAACCTGGGCAAGCTCTACAAGGTCGGCCCGGCGCAGAACTCGCTTGGCTTGGGCACGCAGCAGCTCAAGCGGACGTGGCGGGCCTTCGAGGCGGAGCGCGGCCTTGCGCCCTTTGCGCGGTTCATTGACCCGCGCGCCGGCCGCAACCCGCACGCGGACGCGCACGGCGGGACGTGCCTGATTGACCAGCTCGCGCTCGAAGAGGAGGGCGAGGATGGCAAGGTCATTGAAGGCATGGAGTTCATGCCGGCCAGCGGCACGGACCAGGAGACGCGCATCTCCGAGGTGAACAAGCTGCTGCACTGGGAGGACCAGAAGCCGTTTGATGCCGTGGCCAACTGCCCGCGCCTCTACGTGAGCCGCGAGGCGCAGCAGGTCATCGGTGCACTCACGCACTGGCCGGGACCGGCGGGCGGGGAGAAACATGCGTGGAAGGACTTCGCGGATTTGCTGTGCTACTTGGCGATGAGCAACGTGGAGCACGCGAACACGGAGGAGGACAGGTGCTACAAGTAACATGAACCACAGAGACACGATGAACACAGAGAAAGCCAGCGACACGCCGAGGACGGATGCCGAGCAGGAGCACGTCAACAATGCGTTCAACGACCAGGTTTGCACGGTGCCGGCTCCTGACCCTTACTTTGTGCCTGTGGGCTTCGCCCGCCAGTTGGAGCGGGAGCTGGCCGAGTGGAAAGAGTGCGCGAAAGGGCTGCTCCGCGCGCTGGTGGTCCGGATTGACAGTGGCAACCCTCAAGTGGACGAATGGGAGGGCTTTGCCTTGGCCGAGTTTGGCCGACTGAATGGGGAACCCGCACCGACAACTGAGGTGGACAAACTGAAAGGCACACCACCTTCGCCTTGATTCCCGCGCCCACCTGTGCTTTCCTCCCCGCACTCCTTCCGACGGAGTGGCTGGGTGCTAACTTTGGCACCGAATGACAACTGACACCGCCGCTCCTACGGCAGCTCCCGACGAGCTGCTGCAAACCACGTCCGAACCGGACCTTGACCTCCTGCTCAAGGAATATGAGCAGGCCGGCGGCTACCTGAACAACCAGTGGCGCTACGACCGCAGCGACCGCTCGCGCTTCATGCGCTGGGACGGTCAGGCCCCCGACGGCCGCAAGCACCGCGCCTACGTGGGCGAGGATTGTTTGCCGTGGGAGAACGCCAGCGACACGCGCATCCCGCTGGTGGACGGCATCATCAAGGACTTGGAGTGTGTGCTGTGCGCCGCCGGCAGTCGCGCCCAGGTGAAGGCCATTCCGCAGAACTTCGCGGACGAGGCCAAGGCCGGGCAGGTGACGAAGCTGGTGAACCACTTCCGCCAGCAGCGCCGCCGCGAGCTGATGCGTGAGCGGCAACTCGTGGCCAACTACATGCTGGCCTATGGCGTGGCCGCGTGGCAAATCGGCTGGGAGCGGCAGGTCACTTACCAGCGCACGGAGTTCAGCCTCCAGCAGCTTGCGGAATTCCCCAACGGCGCGGACCTGATGCAGATGGTGCTGGACCCGGCGCTCGAAGACGCGGCGGTGGAGGTTGCGGTGCAGCAGTTCGGCGTGGCCAGCAAGAAGCAGGCGCGCAAGATTGTGCGCTCCCTGCGCAAGCACGGGAAGGCGGAGATTCCCCGGCCCTATGTCACCTACAATGGCCCGGTGTGGAACGCCCGCAAGCTCTGCGAGGACATCTACTGGCCCACCAGCACGACGGATTTGCAGCGCGGCCGGGCCATCTTCATCCGCGACTTCCTCAGTGAGACGGAGCTGCGCGAGAACGTGCTGACGGATGGCTGGGACGAGGAATGGGTGGAGCAGGCGCTGAAGACCAAGGGCAAGATGGTCACTTGGGAGAACGAGATTGGCAACCTCATCCACGAGGGCGATGCGTGGACCGCCGCCAGCCGCACGGACACCAAGGACGACTTGGTGGAGGTTATCTGGGCCTACGTCCGCACGGTGGACAGCGAGGACATCCCCGAGGTGTGCTGCACGGTGTTCTGCCCGAATGCCATCAAGGACAATGGGGTGGAGATTTACGCCAAGCACGGCCCCTGCGGCTACGCGCATGGCAAGTATCCCTTTGTGGAGGTGCAGCAGGAGCGCGTCACGCGCCGGCTGGTGGACTCGCGCGGCGTGCCCGAGGTGGCGGCGACGTGGCAGGATGAGGTGAAGACCCAGAGCGACATGCTCGCCGACCGCACGCAGCTCGAAATCAACCCCACGCTCGTGGTGCCCAACAAGCTCGGCGCGAAGTATCGCATCGGCCCGGGCATCAAGGTGCGCAAGATGTTCAACGAGTCGCTGGACTACCTTGAGCCCCCAAAGGGCAACCCGCAGCTCGCCTTTGAAGTCATCGCCATGGTGCAGCGCCGAGCGGCGGACTACTGGGGCTTGCCGCATCCCGAGGTGCTGCCGGCCAAGTGGCAGGCCCGCTTGCAGCAGGCGGTCGAGAACTTCCTGGCCGCCGAAGAGGAGGTTTGCGTCCAGACCCTTCAACTGGCCCAGCAGTATCTCACCCCCGAAGAGATGCAGCGGATAGGCGGCGGCTTGGAAGGCTTTCCCACCAGCCCGCAGGACATCGCGGGCGAATACGACTTCCAGCTCGTGTTCGATGCGCGGGACCTCGACATGGAGTTCACCTTCAAGAAGCTCGACGCCATCAGCAAGCTCATCATCCCCAACGACCGGGGCGGTGCGGTGGATTACTCCAAGCTCACGGCGATTGCGATGGCGGCGATTGACCCAACGCTCGCGGCCAGCGTGCTGCAAGACCAGCAGGGGGCGGCGGCGAAGACGTTCCAGCAGGTGAACCAGGACGTGGCGCTCATGGCCTTGGGCAACGAGCCGCAATACCCGCAGAACGACCCGACGGCCCAGATGAAGATGCAGTTCCTCCAGACCATCGTGCAGGGAAATCCCAAGTATGTGCAGGCGCTCCAAGGCGGGGACGAGCGGTTCCGCGAGCTGATGGAGAACTACGGGAAGAGCTTGCAGCAGTCCGTGGTGCAGCTCGGGCAGAACGTGACGACGGGCCGGACGGGCGTGAAGC